GAAGATAAAGGTGTACAGGCTGGTTCTAATGCAACCAAAGGGAATACAAACTATATACACACAACTTATTTAGATAACATAGAAAACCTATCTAAAAGCTATTTAGAACAAATAGAAAACATTAAGAAACGTAGACCAGAGAAATACAAGCATCAGATGCTAGGTGGATGGTTAGCAAAAGCAGAGGGTGTTATATTCTCGAACTGGAAGATAGGACAATTTAAAAAAGTAGGTGTAAGTGTGTTTGGTCAAGATTATGGATTTGCAGCAGATGAAAATACTTTAGTAGAAACCAACATAGATAGCACAAACAAAATAATCTATTTAAAGGAGTGTTTTTATCTCAAAGGTCTTACCACATCAGAAATAGCTGAACTCAACCTTAAACACGCTAATAATAGTCTTATAGTAGGTGATAGTGCAGAACCTAGATTACTACACGAACTAAAAGCCAAAGGGTGTAATGTAGTCAAAGCAATAAAAGGGCAAGGTTCAATTACTTATGGTATAGCTTTACTTCAAGATTATGATTTAATAGTTGAAGAAAACAGTATCAACCTCATCAAAGAACTAAACAACTACTCCTGGTTAGAGAAAAAGTCTAAAACACCACAAGATAAATTCAATCATATTATAGATGCAATCAGATATGCAGTATCATATCAACTACAAAACCCAAATAGGGGTAATTATTTTATAAGCTAACTTACTTATAACTAGCGCATTATAAATTATTTTAAAAATAGTTGTTAAATTGTTTGTTTATAACAATATAAAGGTTGTATCTTTGTACCAAGCAATAACGCTAATAACTAAAAAACAAATATTATGACAGAAGCTACTAGAGATATGAGAAACGCAATGCAAAACACAAACCAAGTAATAGCTGAATTGGAGGCAAGTATAAAATCAACCACAGATGACCATTTAATTATTGAACTCCTAGAGGCAAAAAGAAATGCTCTTAAGTTAGCAAGAACTTTAAATAAGATTTGGAAATAAAACCAACGGGGGTGTAAAAGCTCCCTTAACAAAACAGATATGAAAGAGATAATAAACAATTTAGAATATGTGATTGATGACATTGAAGCAAGGATATTTAACAGCCTTGATAGAGATGAGGTGTGTATGCTTACAAGAGCAAAGCAAGAAGCTACAGCAACACTTACTACATTAAAATACATCAATCAATAATGTATAGTAATTGTTGTGGTGCAGAAGCATCCTATTTAAGTGATGAAATATGCGGTGAGTGTTTAGAGTGGGCAGAATTTAACGAATAAGCAAAGGGTAGGAGTTATCCGCTAACTTTAATACCTGGTCGTTGCGAGGTTACACAGGAGGCTACCTACCTTTTTTTAAAACCCAGTATTTACAGAAATAAATAAATAAATAAAAATAATTATTAAATTGTTTGTTTATAACTAATATTTAGTTGTATCTTTACAAAAAGCAAAACAACTAAAACAAACATTATGAAAAACTTACTTTCAAACATCGCAATCAAATTAGTAGAGTCTAACTTCTCAAACGAATCATTAAAAGTGTGTGGGTCTATCCTTAAGCAATCATTTATGGAGCAGGGTTTTGACAGAGCTACTTCTAACGAGTTCGCTGTAGATGCTCTTAAAATAACAATGCAAACACTATCAACTTTAAAATAAAAACTATGAACGAATTAAAAATAGCGGTAAGAGAGTTAGAATTTAGTATCTCAGCTCTCATAAGACTAAAAAGTGACAATAACCTTGACACGTACTACCTAGCCTATGCTAAAGTAGCTAACTTAAAAAAGCTACACGGAGAAGACGCCTTAAACGGTAACGTTATACATTGGCTTTATGAGGCGGTTAAAACAGATAATTACTAGAATATTAATCTACTAAACTAGAAAGAAGTAACAAAACAGATGAAAGAATTAATAAACAGAATTTTAGTAAAAAGAAGCATCAGACCATATAAGGTAATAGCTTTATCAACTGGTGTAATTGTAGAACATTACCGCAATGGTAAACTTAAAACAGAATATTATGGATTGGTATAGCCCAGAAGAATACAAAGAATATGAATGCACAGAGTGTGGTACAGAAATAGACAAGCCTGGGGTATGTTCTGGTGCTTGTCACGAGGCAAGTATGATTTAGTTAGTTAAGTTAGTTTTGAGTAAGAGGTGCATCGTAAATGGTGTGCCTTTTTTTATTATATTTACTCTAGTATAAAAAACCATTTTAAAAACGTTATATAAGTATGGATATCAATATTACAATACCTACAGATTTAAGCGAAATTACTTTAAGACAGTATAAACACTTTCTTAAAATACAGAAAACTGTAGATGATGAAAAGTTTTTAAGTGCTAAAATTATAGAGATATTTTGTGGTGTAAATCTTCAAGAAGTAATGCAGATTAAATTTAATGATAGTGAGTTTATTGTAGATACACTTACAGAAATGTTTGAACAAAAACCTAACCTTGTTTCAAAGTTTAAACTAAACAACAAAGAGTATGGTTTTCATCCACAGCTTGATGATTTAACTTTAGGCGAGTATATAGATTTAGATACATTTATTGGTGATTGGGAAAACATAGAAAAAGCTATGGCTGTTTTATACAGACCAGTAGTAAACAAACTAAAAGACAAATACACAATAGAAGATTACAAAGTTGGTAGAGATGCAGATATGTTAGATATGCCTATGGATGCAGTCTTGTCATCAATTTTTTTTTTGTGGAATTTAGGTCTCGACTTGTCGAAAACTATGATGAATTATTTGGACAAGGAGGAAGTACAAGCCTTGACGCAGTATCTCAATTCACAACCAAATGGGGGTGGTATAACTCAATTTACGGACTTGCTCAAGGAGACATTACAAGATATGAAGATATCACTAAACTAAAAGTACACGAATGTTTTATGATGTTATCCTTTATGAAAGACAAAGCAGAAGTAGAAGCAAAAAGAATTAAACAAAATTTTAAATGAGCAATCAAGGAGTAAGAGGGTTTTACCAATTAACCTCAACAATAGAAGACCAACTACTATCAGATGTAAACACTAACACAGTATCTATTGGTGACATAAGCAAAGTAAACTTAAACAAGCAAGACATATTTCCTTTAGCTCATATGATTGTTAATAGTGTAAGTGTTGAAGAAAATGTGTTGAGGTTTAACATTAGCATACTAGCTTGCGATATTGTAGACCAAACAAAGGATAGGACAACGGATAGGTTTACTGGCAATGATAATGAGCAAGATATTCTAAACACGCAACTAGCGGTCTTAAATAGGCTTATACAGAGATTAAGAATGGGTACACTACACCAAGACTTGTATCAGCTAGATGGTAATGCTAGTTTAACACCTTTTAATGATAGGTTTGAAAATCAATTAGCTGGATGGGCAGCGGATATGGATATACTAATTTACAATGATATATACATTTGCTAATGACTTTTAAAAACGTTGATGAGGTAGTAAATAAATATGCTAAGTATGTAGTTCAGCAATCTAAATCAAATCTAACCAAAGACAAAAAAGGCGGTGGTGATTTATATAATTCAGTAAGCTACAAGATAGCGAAAAGCCAAGATGATTTTTTGTTAGAATTTCTAATGGAAGATTATGGTGCTTTTGTAGATATGGGTGTAAAGGGAAAAACATCAACATACCCACAAACAAGTGCAGCACTATCAAAGTTTCAGTATGGAAGTGGTACTGGTCCAAAGGGTGGATTAACTAAAGGTATTAGAAAATGGCTACAAAAGAAAAGGTTTCAATTTAGAGACAAGAAAGGTAGATTTATGAGTTATGAAAGTATGACTTATTTAATATCAAGAAGCATTTACAACAAAGGTTTAAAAGCAAATCTATTTTTTACAAAACCATTTGAAGCTGGATTAAAAAGATTACCAGATGATTTAATAAAAGGTTTTGAGTTAGACATAGAAAATGCAATTATACTAGGAATAAAAAAATAAGATATGGATTGGACATTAAACATAGCATTTCATTTTCCACATAACAGACTTATGCTGGGATGGGAGTACATCGCAAGAGACGAAAGATATACATACACAACAATAAGGTTCTATTTATTTATAGCAACCCTAACATTAGATTACTAGAATGGCAAATTTAGCATTAAGAAACCCACAGTTTAAAAGTATAGCAATCCCATCATCTGGTGTTTTGTCTACTGTATGCACAGTTACAATAGATGGAACTTTAAGATATACACTTGTAAAGAATGTACAACCATCTACAACTATAAATTTTGACATTGCAGAACTTGCAAGAGATTACATAGAAATAACATATCAATCAGATTATATAC